CCCTGGCCGAGTGTTACATCCCCGAACTTTAACCATCCGCGCTTTACCGTTACGATCTCCCTTTCAATAGCTTTTGCAAGTATATCTGTTAATTCTTCTTCAGTGGGAGGTTCCGGATCAGCACCCGGAGATGAACTCTCTCCGGGTGTGTCCTCATTAGCCTGAGTAGCGGAATCAGGTTCTTCCTGACCGGCTTCGCTACTTTTCAGTTCCGATCCATTCTCCGAAGCTGAATCATGTTGGGGGGTGTTTATGGTGTGTGTGGCTTCATCCTGAGCCACTGGTTGAACGATCTCTCCTGAATGATCCTGACAACAAACTTTGATACCATGCTTTGCGCACAACTCATGGTATTCGTTTTTGTCAATCTCGACAATCACTTTTCTTGACAACAGTAGTTTGATGTCCGGACCGCCTTCATGTTCCACTGGTACATCCCTCTTGAAAGAGAGGTTCAATGCACCGGACCAATAGGTTCCTGAAGTATCGTTCAATCTGAAATATCGCTTTTTCATAATAGCTTTTTTAATTCAGGTTGAAATTAACCCTGAATATGTTTGAAGGAAACGCTGATCCGGGAGTCAATATCCATGTAATCCGGGAATTTGTTACTTGCCCATGCCAGTGATTTGTCAAGGATCAACCTTCCATCCCTACGGAGAATTGCGAATCCGATATAATCGGAAACGAAAATTTCATCTTCCTGCGTTTGTGGGTTACGACGGGATTCTGTTTTCATTCCTTTCCACTTCAGTTTTGCCATGGCCTTTGTCGGGGAGAGTAACATTAATTGATCTTCAGGCATAACGTAAACATCTTCCTGTAAGGATATGATCTTACCCATCAAACCGTTGATCTGTCCGAGAGTTGTTCCGCCGGCAAACCCCCTGAATTGATCCAGTAGGTTAATGTCCAAACCATCATCTTCACCGTAAAGGATTCTTTCAACTGGTCTTTTCAACCGTTCCAAACGAGATACTCCACGTTTGATGTCTTTGTATGCGAAAGTTGATCCATCAATGGTTCCGATAACGGGAGCGGACTCTGATCCGTTTTCCTGTTCACCATTTACCAGTACGGATAATGCTTCGACATCGGCAGCGATACTCATGTCAGTTCCGACTTCTCCAAGGAAGTTGAATAACATATCAAGGCTTGACTGGTCAACCAGTTCATCAGTCAGTTTGAATCCGATTCCAACCTTGTACAAAGTAGCGGATTTCTGTCCGAATGATACGGTTCCGAAGGGAATACTTTCAGCTTGTTCAATCTTCCGGGGAGTTGCGTTTCCTCTTTTGATGAAAGGCATTTTGATATCCCTTGCGGTCACTGTCTGCGTTGTGGCAATCCAGTTGTTGTGCATGGAGCTTGCTTCGTAGTCTGTACGGATCGCAGCCATAATCATTTCGGGAATAATAAAACGCCATTCTGAATTGATATCCCCGGTTGTATTCAGTCCGTCGAATTGACTGTGTCGAATCAGGGAGTTGTTGATAACACTCAATGTCATGTTATCATTACCGAACCTGGAAGCAACTGAGTGAAGCGTATCGGAACCCATATAGATTTCCATTTGCTTCAGGTAGGTTTTTACATCAACGCCGTAAGCGTGACGGAGTGCTGCATCGAAGGAAACATCGTAAGCAGGGATCACCCGGCCTTTTTTATCCTGTGCCCTTCCGAGCCTTGTTTGAATAACATTGTTTACGAAATCACTGAATGATTCTTCGTACATTGACCGGACTTCATTGTGATCTAACACTCCGGATACTCCACTCATTACAGCTTTATTGTGCTGTTGGAGCTTTAAGAATTTTTCTCTTGCTATCATTTTATATAAAGTTAGGAGGTTACAAAATTAGATCAAAATACCAGCTGTGATTAACTTCGCACGAAGATCAGCAAATGCGCTTTTCAGTGATTCGTATTCGGAGTTGACAACGTACCAAACTTCATAATCGTTTGTTGCGTTTGTTGCGGTTGTTGGAGTGAAGGAACCATTCACTGCATCAGTAGCAGCAGCAGCTTCTTCAACTGCATTTGAAACGAGCTTCACAATAGTTAACCCGCCCTGTGCACCATTTGGCAAACCAATTTTATCCTGCCAACCAGCATCAAATGTGTCTCCTGCGCCATTTCCAACGAGTGCAGTACAAACAATACTTGTTAATTTTGCAAAGATAACTGAGCCTTCCTGTACGAGTCCGTTTGCGAAAACAAAAGTTTCCGTAACTGTTGCCCCTGACATACCAGTACCAGTAACCAGCACTGAGAATGCGGAGATAGAAGCGTTACCATCCGTAAATGTGATCTTAATGTTACGGGGTACATCAGGCTGCAAGGGAGCAACTGCTGTGAATGTACTCACTACTCCATTGAGGTCTTTTTGAGTGCAAGCGTTACCGGCAGCTTTCGCTGTTATGTTCTGAAGGTAGCAATACCTTTGACTTTTACCGGTTGTGGTATCAGGAGTATATCCGGTCAATGTCTGACGTGGATATACTGCGGTTGTGCTGTCAAATACTCCATCCATGATACCGATAAGGATCTCTCCATTTTGTGTTGCCCCTTTGATAACCAAACCAACTGAAATATCGGCGGTTGTAGAAGCAACGTATTCGGGGATAAAGGTTGTATCATTTTTGTTTCCGTTTGGCCTGACAAGCACTCCAGCGTTGATAGCGCCACCAATAGCTTTGCCTTTAATAACGGCGGTGAAATAGGTCCTTACTGTTACTCTTTTTCCATTTTCACCAGCAACAACAACAATGCCTAATGGAATTTCACTCCCGGCATCTCTTTTGTCAATGGTTCCATCGGTTTTGAGCATCACTTCCTGACCGGGAGTTAAGGTTATCCCGGAGTCGTTAACGAACGACAACTGCAAGGCATCATGGCGAAGGTCGCTGATTATAACCGTTGCAGCATTTTGAATTGTTCCAGTCATTTTGTATCTGTTTTAAAGTTGAATATTAATTTTAACTCCGGAATGCTTCAGGCATATTGAATTCTACGTTTCCAGTTTCCCCTGGCTTTTCAGTTTCAGGTTCGGTTTGACGAAAAGTTACATCAGTGCTTTTACATTTGTTGCAAGTACCGGTAAACTTTTCACCAAGCGTTTTACCGTATTGCTTCAGCATACCATCCAACAGTTTACTGTCTGCGGAAGTGATTGAGGAAATTACGGCCTGATCTTCGTTCTTTTCACCAACGGCATTTTTATATGCCTTCAGGCAAGTGGTCCGCTTCAGATCAAGAATCGCTCTGCCTTCTTTTGCGAACGCAATAACTCCGTCAATAGTGATGTTTTCACCAAGAGTTTTCATTTCAGCTTGTAAGGTTTCAACCTTATCAAAAGGAACAACTGCACTCAGTTTGGTTACTTTTGTTTGCTCTGCTGTTACAAGTGCTTTCGTCGATTGTAACAGGTCTGCGTTTGTCTTGATACCGGCGTATTCGGTAGTCTTTACAAACGTGTACTGCTTCAGCAGATCTTCCGTAACCTGATCTTCTGCTACTCCCAGTACGGTTGCTAAAAATTTTTGAAGGTCCATACCATTTTTGTTTTTAGGATTAATTGTTGGATTTTCCGTTTTACTGTAAT